GTAATGTAGACCACCCATTAGTTGAGACCGCAGTTCCTTTAAATTCGGTCTTTACAGATACTACTTATGATGATACAGCACTACAAGCCGCTGTAGCCCTTAACACATTAAAGGAGAGTAATATTGCTCACCCTTTAGTTGAGAAAGCAGTACCTAGCAATGCAGTCTTTACCGATACAATCTATGATGATTCTGATGTATTGAAAGATTCTGACACAGTTTCACCTGTTACTAGCGGTAATAAGTTAATGACTGAGAGTGATGTAGCAGGTCTTGGTGGTGGTGATATGTTATCATCTATATACGACCCTATTATAGCTTCAAACACAGCTAAAGTAGGTATTACTCCACAACAAGCATCAGATATAACTGCAAATAACGATAAAATATCTTATACAGATGCAGCGGCAGTTGCTGCGAATACTGAGAAGGTTGGAGTTACAGCGCAAATGGTTTCTGATATTGATACTAACAATTTAAAAGTAGGAATAACTACTCAACAAGCAGATGACATAGTTGCTAATAATGCTAAGGTTACATACCCTTCAGCAGATTCTACTAAGCTAGGATTAATTGAAGCAGGTGCAACGAATGACAATACAGCAACCATACAAACTAAAAGACCTTTAAAATCTGTTAATGGTCAATCTATAGAAGGCTCAGGGAACGTTGTTATTTCAGGTGGAGGTAGCACTTCAGCAACAGTAGGAACAGGAGCATCAATAGACCTTACAAATGTAGTTGGTTCTTATTATAACATAGGAGCATCATCAACAGCAACAGAATTTACAGTACCAACAGTAGCGGTAGGTGGATTCGCAGTAGTTCAAAGCGCAAGTACTACAACCGAACCAACAGTAGTGGTTACAGGTGGTACAGCAACAGAAGTAATAGGAGTATCTTGGAAAGCTAGTACTGTACTGTATCTTAATATCTATTCTTATGATGGAACAAATGTATTCTATTATTGGAGTGGGGTTGGTAGTGGAACAGATACTTTTGATAGAGTACTTCAACCTGATTTAGCGGGTTTATCTACTTTTGAGATAGACTATGAATCAGCAGAGACTTTTGTTATAGATATGACACAGGCTACATCATTAACAGAAACAGGACTACCTATATCTAATACACTACTAAGTAAAAAGATTACACTACATGTTAAAGGGAATTTCCCACTAACCTTACCACCTGCTTGGACTACAAGTGGGGTGATAAATGGAAGTTACACACTAGGAACAGAATATAATATAATAGTGGTTGAATATGTATCAGCGTTAACACCATTTTATAGGGTACAAATATCAATATAATATGAATATAAACAGTATAAATAATAATCTAAGGTCAAGATTAAAGTACGCAAGAACACCTGAGCGGTATCCATTTGTGCCAATAGGAGAGAAAGCTATCTTCTTAGGTGATTTACATCCTGACTACCCAAATTTGAACCCAGTAGCAGCTGAAATAGTGAATAGAACTCCTGACTACGTGATAAATGGTGGTGATATTTACGCCGATGGAACTGTAGCAGAATTTGCCGCAACTTTAGGAGGTTATTCATCTTTTATAGCAGCAGAGAATTACTACCATGTTAAAGGAGATCACGAATTAGATTTGCTTACAGTTATAGGTGATTTAACACTAGGTACTAATATTTTTCCAATAGGAACAACTTGGGACTATTTAGTGCTTCCAAATGGAGGTGCTTTTCCGACAGACTGGAAACTTGCCTCATTTGATGATAGTTCATGGACTAATGCAGTAGGTAGTTTTGGTTATGGTGGCATTACAGGTAAAACAATAGCTACAACAATTACGAGTGGTAGAATAAATTATTTGTTTAGAAAAACTATTAATAAAACTTCTATAACAAGTACGGGGGTTGTTATAGAACTTTCTGTAGATGATGCTTGTGAAATTTACTTAAATGGTAATATGGTTTATTCTATAAATATGATGTATCCAATAACGCCAACTTCTACCGAAGTTCCTGAGTATTTAATAGACACCCTAATAGGGGAAGGTAGTAATCAAGTTATAAGAATCCCTTCGTCTTTATTCATAGATGGAGATAATCAAATAGCAGTTTTATTGAAAAATGGAGCAACAACAAGTAGTGATGTATTTTTTGAAATGGCTATGCACAACTATACGTTTGCAAGTACTCCATTTTTATCAAATGGTCGCGGTGATGGTCTACAAGACTACTTACCTTATTTACCTGCTTATGCTGAACAATATACTGTAGTTCAAAATAATATTGAATACTTCTTTATAACAAGTGGAAGAGAAAACGAAACATCATTTGTAGCTAGTCCTTCAGGACAAGGCCCTACAAGTCAACAAGCAGCTTGGTTAAAACAAGCCTTAGCAGATTCAACTGCTGATTTTAAAGTGTTAGTTTCTCACGATGCACCTGTGACAAGAGTATTTCAAAAGAATAGACAAAACCTAGATTATTTATTAGGTAATACAGATTACCCTATTGATGTGATGTTAGTAGCAGACACTCATCTTACAGAAGCCTATGTTCATTCAAGTGGCTTAGTAGTTTTCAATGCATCTAATCAAGATAATTCAGGTCGGCCAATTAATGCATCTATTCAGGCTACAACTCCAAGTGATTGGACTGACTTATATACTGACAATGGTAATGGTAATAATTACTTTTTAGAAATAACTAGAGATGATAATTATATGCAGTTTGATTATAGAGATAAAGATGGCAATAGTATATTCAAACATTTAATAACAAAGTAACTTATATATGAAAGCAATAATTATAACACAAGAAATAAAAGACTTAAACCCTAATTTATTCAAACAAGATGTAGGTGTAATCAAAAAATTTAAAGAAATACCTAAAAGCTTATACTCTACTATTTATTTTAATAGACAGAGAACTGATGGATATCATATTCTATAATATAAATTTAATACAAATTAATAAACAACATAATGAATTTAATACAAAAATTAGGCAATGCTTTTAGTTCAGGATTTGCATCATACACAGAGGTTACAAACTCTCAGGGTATTGAGCAAAACCCATTACTGAAAACATTAGAAAACATGAATACTAGACCCCGTTATAAAACGGTAGACGGTCTTGAGTATCTTACTTTCGGGGCATCTGATGATGTAGATATTATGATTGATAAGTTGATGTATAAGTCAGCGACTCACTCAGGTATAGTAACGAAGAAAGCAAAAATGATAACAGGTTCAGGTTTATCTGTTAACTCTCAATTAATTGGAACTAAAGATGCAAAACTTAATACACTTATTAAACATGCAGGTGGGGCTAATGTAGGGTTATATAACTTGATAACTAAATCAGCATTTGAATATACTAAGAGTGGTCAAAATCTTGATATTACATGGGAGAATAATAAGCTTACAGATAAAGTTATGATGACATCTTCAGCTTCTCCTTTTTCAACAGATGGTTCTGATTTTAAAGAATGGTTAATTGATGGTGGTAAAATTACATCTTCTAATAATACTTATGTAGGCACGAATAGTGGGTTTAGTGTATGGAATACAGCAGCGGTGGATTTAAATATAACATTTAAAAACTTCACATTTGATTTAACAGATATGACAGAAGGTTATTTATTTAACTTTCTACATAATGGAACAGTTTTATTTGAAAATTGCATATTTAAAGCGAATAGTGCTATAACAGCCGATATGACTAGAACAATACTTGGCTCTCCATCCATAGACTGTGGTACAATGACTTTTAAAGATTGTAAATGGGTAAATGTAACACCAACTTACAGAATAGGTGATATGGTTATTACAACACCAACAAATGAAGTAGTGCAGTAAAATGAAACGGAATTTTAACGAATTTGTTATATTATTATAAATAAACCCAATAATTATGAATACAAAAGATGTTTTACAAAAACTTCAAGAAGTATTTTCTCCTAAAGCAATAGAAGCCGAGTTATCAGAGGTAGAGGTTGTGGTAGAGGAAGTAGTAGAAGAAGTGGTTGAACAAACGGAATTAGCGGAAGAGCCTGCACAAGAGGAAGCGCCTGTTGAGGTAGCACCTGTACAAACGGTAGAGTACGCAACGAAGTTAGAAGTAGAGGAAATGAAGAAAACCTTTTTAGATTTACTTGCAGCGATGCAACAAGAATCACAAGTAGAAAAGGAAGTACCTCAAGAACTCTCTAAAGAAGAAGAAGTTGAATTAGCAGTTGAAGAGATTGCTCATTCTCCAGAATTGGAAGTAGAGAAGAAACAAAATTTTCACGTTCCTAAAGCGAACAATGAATCATTAGAGTCTAAAATTTATAATAAACTATTTAATTAAAAAATTATGCCAACAGCAACAGTAACATCAACTTACGCAGGGGAATTTGACGCACAGAAATATATTTCAGCTGCCTTATTATCTGCTCCAACCTTAGAGAAAGGATTGGTAACAGTAAAACCTAACGTTAAATACAGAACAACTGTAAAAAACGTAGTAACTAACGGTCTTTTACAAGATGCAGCTTGTGATTTCACAGATGCAGGAACAGTAGTATTAGACGAAAGAGTATTAGAGCCAAAAGCTTTAATGGTAAACAAAGTCTTATGTAAAGATGATTTCAGAGAAGATTGGGATGCAATCTCTATGGGATATAGTGCATACGATAATTTACCTCCTGATTTTCAATCATTCTTATTAGCACACATTGTTAAGCAAGTAGCAGCAGAGAATGAAGTATCTATTTGGAGAGGTACAGCAGCAGCAGGTAGTTTCGATGGTTTCGCTACTCAAATCGCTTTAGATGCAGGTTTACCAGCAGCACAAGAGATTGCAGGTGCAGCTATTACTGCAACTAACGTTATTGCAGAGTTACAGAAAATTCATTCAGCTATTCCTGATACTTTATTTGGAAACCCTGATTTAAGAATATATGTATCACAAAACATTTACAGAGCGTATGTTCAAGCGTTAGGTAACTTAGGATTTGTTGATAGATTCAATAACCAATCATTTGGTGAAGTAGTAATCGATGGTTTCACAGTAGTTATGGTTAATGGACTTGCAGCTAACACAGCAATAGCAACTCTTAAATCTAACTTGTGGTTTGGAACGGGATTATTGAATGACACTAATATGGTTAAGGTAATTGATACTGCCGATACTTTAGGTGATGAGAATGTGAGAATCATTATGAGAATGACCGCAGGAACACAATACGGACAGATTACAGAAATTGTAACTTACGGTATCGTTAACGCTGCTAACTAAGAATAATATAAGGGAGGTGTAAAAAACCTCCCAATATTATCTAATTAATTAATTAAAAAAAATATAAACTTATGGCTTGTGATATTAGTGCAGGAAGAACCGAAGCGTGTAAATCCAATGTAGGTGGTTTACGTAATATGTATATCGGTAACTTTTCAGCAGGAATGTACGATGAGTTTTTAGATGCAGATAAAGATTTAGACTTTATAACCGCTTTAGTTACACCAGTAGATGTGTATAAATTTGAGTTACGAGGTGAGAATAATACTTTTGATGAAGCTAACGAAATCTCTCGTGATAACGGAACATCGTTCTGGACACAAACAGCGAACATCGTTGTTAAAAAACAAGATAACTTAACTCAAGTGCAGTTAAAATTGTTATCTTATGGTAGACCACATATAATCCTTGAAGATTATAATGGTAATTTTAGAATACTAGGAGCGCAAAACGGATGTGAAGTAGCAGTATCTAGTTCTACGGGTGGTGCAATGGGTGACTTAAATGGTTACACTATGGCTATCGAAGGAAAAGAATTAAGTATGGCTTACTTTGTAGACCCTGCTATTGTAGTTGCAGGAGCAGCGACAGGATATGATGTGCAAACAGCAGTATTATCTGATGGAGTTTTAGTACCTTAATACTTAGTAGTATTAAAATGTTTAATAATATGGAGGCTACACTTAAAACGGTAGCCTCTTTTTTATTATATAAAACAAATATGGCTTTTTTTGTTATATTATTATGACAATATTCGATTACGATAATTTACCGACTATAAGTATTCCCTATATTCTAAGAGAAGTAGGAAATCCTGCTATTGGTGTATGGGTTACTAATCAAGAAACTAAGGAGAAAGTGTTTTGTGATGCTGTAACAATAGGAGAACTTAAATCCTTTTTCTATGATGGGTACTTTCTTGTGAACATAACAGACTTAGTTGCAAACATAAATGTAAACACAACATTATTAGTATCAGCTATTGATTCTAATAACCTACCAATTTATAGAGATATAGTTGTATTTAGTGATAGGCTAGATACGGAATCTGATTACGAACAAAATGATAACAGTGGCGAATATGCCTTTGTATAATTATGGAAGATAAAAAACCACAAACAGGAATAAGAGTATCTAAGTATAACTTATCAGGGTACGAAAAGCCTACCGTTAAAGAAGTCTACAACAAGGATTGGATGACTTTTGGAGATAACAACGACTACTTTGATAAGATTATAGAGCGTTACTTAGGCTCTCCTACAAACTCAAGATGTGTAAATGGTATTACTGATATGATATTCGGTAGAGGTTTAGATGCATTAGATTCTTTAAATAAACCTAAAGAGTATCTTGAGATGAAGAAGTTGTTACATAAACGACACGTAAAGAAGGTTTGTTCAGATTACAAGTTATTAGGTCAAGCAGCTATTCAAGTAACATATAACAAGGCTAGAACTAAGATACTTAAAGTATCTCACTTCCCTATGGAGTGTTTACGAGCAGAGAAAGCAGATAGTAAAGGATTTATTAGAGCATACTACTACCATCCATCTTGGAAGGATATTAAGACTACTGATAAGCCTAAACGCATACCATCATTCGGTAATGGTTCAAACAAAGAACTTAACGAGATATATATAG